TTTTCCTGCTGACGGGGTTGTGAATCCTCTTCTGCTTCCACATTATTAAATTTATGTGGAAATTCTTTATGAAGTCGAGTATTCACTTCTTCATAAAAATCGTCATCGGAAGGATCATAACCTTCTGCTTTTAATTGTTCGTCAATTGCTAACGCACCATAAGTCATGATTTGATCTTTACCAAACCAATCATTTGCGGATGCCCAACGAACAGCTTTCGGATCAGGTTTAAATCCAGCAGGTTGTTCTTCCGATTGTTCTTTTTGCGCTAAACTTTCATATTCAGTGAGCGCATGTTTTGCATCGCCAATCCTTTGTTTTTCAAATTGAGCTTGGTTTAAAATTTCTTGAGATTGTAAAAGTTTCTCTTTATCTCCACTTTCAAAAGCATCTAAATATGCGGATCGTGCTAATCCAATTTTATCTTCAATTTGTTTTTCATTAATTTGGATATTTTGTTTTACATTTGAAGCCGCTTCTTGTTCTTTTGTTTGAAGCCTAGAAGTTAAATCAGTATTCGTTTGAACTAACTTCTCAATCTCTTCATCACGTTCTTTACGTTGACGAATTAATTTACGAATTCTTTTTTCAGCACCCTTAGTTTCAATACCTTCCAGTTCAGGCTCATCTGGTTTAACCGGAGGTTCCTCTGGTTCCGGTTTAGGTTTTTCTTCTGAAGCTGTTACTTCTTCTTTTTCAACTTCAATTTCTAAATCAGAATCTTCAGGAACATTCACCTTACTCCAACCTTCAGTATCTTCTTCTTTTACTTCTACTTCAGTCTCTTCAACTTCTTCTTTTTCAGCCATTTGTATCTCCCGTTGTTGACGAATCCAAACGAATTTACGTCTAGTTAATGTAAGTATATACTATAACCATAGTGGTATGCAAGTTTTTTTTAGTTACTTAGGTTATAAGTTGGATCTAAATGTTTAGGAGAATCGACAGTCATTAGTATCTGATCATCAAATAACAAGATAAACCGTTGACCCTGATAGAACAATTTACTACCTGAATGCTTTCCATAACATACATAATCCCCTACCTCACACCACGGACCATGAGGGAATTTCGATTTATCTGCATACGAAATATCCCCCATAACCACTACCCGTCCTACAGTTGTCAGATAAGCAATGTCATCCTGTGTAGAATCGGGAATAAAAATTCCACCTTTAGTCTGGTTCTTTACAGAACATGGTTTAACTAAAATATGAAACCCTGGAATGTATGGTAAAATTTCTGGATCTTTATCTTCATCTTCCCGATCAATCCATTGATCGTTCTTTATAGCTTTAGCTAACGCCGGTTGTCTCATTAGAAATCCTCTTCATCGTCTGAATGTTGCCTACGTTTAATAATATCCGTTACTTTCTGGCGACACCAATCTATACTACTAATAGACCCAACAAGTTGTCTATAGTGAGCATAGTCTTCTATACCTCCCGATGCAAGAGAATTCTTAAGATTCTCTATTTCCTTATTATACTCTTGGACTATTTCATCCCAAATATCCATGCATTATCCCCATTGACCACAATGCAATAATTAGAGCAATAACAGCAACCCATAAAGATTTACATTTAGTTCCACATTGGCAATGCCCAGGTGCGAACAAACTCTTTACCCATCCTATCATTTGCATTCTCCTTATTAAACATATGGACCTTTATTAACCCTAATCTTTTTCTTAGGATTAGGAACTTTCCAAGTGTCGTCAGCAAACTCTTCAAAGATACCTTTCTTGGCACGAACACTCCATTCACTAGCAGGAATATCATCCCAATCACCGACACTGGTATTTTTATCTCCGTTACCCCAAACACCACCATTAAGCGATTTACTCATTTTACTTATCCTCCTATTGTAGTCTTTCATCCCGATGAGTTCGGATATTAGCTAATTCAATATCCCTAGAAGTTTTCTCATCTTCCATTGCAAAGTCAGCTTTTATATCTGCTAATTTTAATTTACGTTTTGTTTCGTCTTCTAAAGTAGTCGTTGCAATATTAGTCATCATATCCAAAGCCTTCAGACTTTTCTTAATAGTACGATCTTTTTCTTTCTCTTCCGATTTCATAATAGATTGAGCACCATCTTTAAATGCATCTACTTTAAGTTGATCTTCCTTTAAATTAATCTCTCTATTCTTTAAGGCTAATTCTGCTACTTCCTTTACTGATTCACGATCTAGTTTTTCTTTCTCCAACATTAATTGACCCTGTTGAAGTTGAATAGTTTGTTGTTCGATAGAACCACCCATTCCCTGTGCAGCCACTTGATTAGCTTGAGCAACCTGTTGTGCAGCTTGACCCATCGCCTGTTCGATAGCTGTAGGATCTTGTGACCCACCCGCTAACTGTTTAGTAACCCCACTCATCTGTTCCTGATACTTCATTACAGAATGCTCTTGAATATTAGCCTGAATAACAGGAGCGATACGCTGCATAATAGGATTAGCCCCATTCATAGGATCTTGTAAATATGCCATCTTTACCTGAATATGAGCCTGATGATCCTGACCAGGGAATGCAGCAATAGGTAATCCCTTAGTCGCTGCCATAATATCCGATACCGGATCAAGCTTTTGTGGCTTTTGTTTAGGTGGTAAGATTTCTTCTATATTCGGCATATTAGCAGAGTTAAGAATAGTTCTGTTAAGAGCTTCTAAATTGAACATACCAGGAGGCGAGTTCTGGGCAAGTTGAAGTGCCATTTGCGCCATCATCATCCTGTGTGCATTTGAGGGAATGTTTGGATCACTGACAGGTAAGACATCTACACGACCATCAAAGTCCTTCCTAAAGATTTGCTGATTAGCATTAGGGATCTCATAGGGATATTTAGACGGCAGGTAATCGTAATCAATTGCAGCCAACAATCTAAATTCATCTTTTTGAGACTTATGCAATCGTTTATGGATTGCACTAAAGAACTTGCTTGAGGCTTCTAGTAATGCCATTGTCGTACCGACAGGACCATAAGAGGCTCCATCAGAGATTACTTGCTCTGAACTATCAGCAAACTTTTGACCTGCTTGTGAAACAAACTGAAGCATCTGGTAGAGAGTAGAGGAAGGCTCCTTGTACGGCAAGGGAACAATAGCCTTTGCGAGATCCATACCAGTTGATTCAACTTCCTTAAATTCACCAGGAGCAATAGGATCGTTATCTCCAACTACCCGTACACCCTTTGCTTTAAAACCTCCTGGTAAGTTCGCAAATTGACCCGCATCTATCAAGGCTCTCATGGCTGCAGTGGCAGTCATGGTTAGGTTGCCTAAGAAGTGCATAAGGCCAAATCCATAAAAACCAAACCCAGGAACGAAACGATAATGTGTGAAGTGTATTTTCTTCTGTCTGTTGGGATCGTCTGGTTTGAAGTTTCTACGAATACTTAAAACTTTTTTAGATTTCTCTTCCACCGTTACAATGTATGGTAATGCTACACCGTCAGAATCATTGAACGGTTCAGGAAGATCAAGAGAACAATGTTGCTCTAATAAAATATATTGGGGATCGTTATCACTGGAAGGAGAGAACCCTAGAATCGTATTCATCTTCTCTTCCATTGCACCTTGTTCTGGAATTCCAGCGTCCGGTAGATCTATCTCATTATAAATCCCTGCTGCCATATCACGTTTAACATCGTTAGGACTACGATAAATAACATGAGTATAGCGATCTGCTCTACGCAGGTCACTTGCATAGTAGGATACATAGAATTGATCTATAGGTACAAATTCAGATACGGGCCTTCCCAATCCTGCATCATAATAAATCTTTTTAAAGGCTGATCCCATTAACGGGAGATGGAACAACATCCTTTCAAACTCATCGAAATATTCAGTCATCTGTTCCGTTAACTGATAGTTCATAAAGTCCTTGACACGGTTAGCTTGGTCTTCCTTTTCAGGAGTTTGCTTACCAATGATCTGCGTCTTTACCGGACCAGCAGAAGGAAAGAGTTCCTGTGAAGCTTTGGATTGGAATTTAACAGTTGCTTCTATAAGAAGCGGATGTACTGCCGTACACGCTCCCTCAAATGGTTGACTAGCATCTTGAAGTTTTAATC